TCTCTTCGCCAATGTTCCATGTGATCTTGTGCCATGCGTCACTGGCATAGGACCCGCTGCGCTTTGCTGCGCGGCGCTCCTGCCTCGATCCGGCAGGTTCTTTCTTGGTGAACGAAGGCTGGTTCAAGATCGAGCACATGGCCGCGACGGTCAGGACGTGCATTATCCGCCTATGCATGTCCTCTTCGCTTCCCTCTCTGGTGCTGTACAGCCCTGCCTCGACCCCAAGAATATACGCACCCTGATCTATGGGCGCGAAGTAGGGCGACACAATGTAAACAACGACTCCTCCGTTACCCCCGTGATCAGCCTCGGACGCGAGATAGGCAAAGGGGAAACCCCCATCGTCCTCGTGATGCGGAAAGCGGATATTAGTGCCGCGTGACCAGAACATGCAAACCTTTGAGGGCAGGCGGAAGTCTTCATCCAGCACCAAAGTGTCAGAGGTCTTCCCGTGAAACTGCGTCTCAAAGACCATGTCCGTGGCCTTGGACACCCCCTCGTCAAGCTCGTAAAAGTCGGCCATCGACAGGTTAGCGAGAACATCCTTCGCCCGAGTGCGGATTTCCTCGTCAATCACCTTGGTGTCCACGATCCGCTGGTTCGCATTGCGGCACATCTCCGCCATCTCGACAACGGAGCTCGGCTCTCGTAACTTGGTCATGCGTGAAACTCCTCCACGCCGAAGTCGCCGCCGCTGATCAGGGCAAAGGCGAACGTGTCAGGGTGGTCATTCTCAAAACGCTCACGCGCCTCGAACTGGGTCTGGCGCTCTCGCGCCTCGAACTGGGTCTGGCAGGAATAGATTTCGTAGGCCATGTTCAGGTCCTCGTCTTGCCACATGAAGAGCCAGCGCATCACCATCTCCCCAACCGTTCCAGCGCCACATACGAGCGGGTGAATGACTTGATCATCCGATCCACGGCTGCAATGTCCCAGTTGAACGAGTCACGCAGGTCCTCCCCGTCGGGGTCGTTTGCGGCAATTTTGCCCCGGCACCGGACAAGAGAATGGCGGTACTCTTCCAGCGCGCAGATGACGATGTCGGTGTCGGTTGCTCCGAGTTTAATGGCCATCACTCCACCTCCCAGCCAAGCTCGGCAGCGCACTTGCGGATGGCCCCAACCACCTGCCTAGCGTGGCCCTCGCTCTCCAGAAGGATTGCGTCCTCGTACCAACCATCGGCCCCCTGCTCGATCACAACCCCCGTGGGCCAGTACGTCTCGTCCTCCCGCGGGCAGGCAGAGACCTGCGTTTGCAGGCTCTCGTGCCGGGACTTGATCTTGGTTGCCTTGTTCGTCATCACACCACCTCCCCGTGCGCCCGCACAGGCCAGAGCTACGTTGGCCTGATCAAGGGTCAGGCAGATCATCTGTTCTTTGTTCTTGGGCATTGTAGTCTCCTTGGTTTGTTGTGTTGGTCTGACTTGTGTACTACAAACAAGTTGGGGTGTCAAGGTTGGGGGTGAGGGGTGCTTGGGTGGGAGGTTCGCGGGCCTCGGACCTTGGTGCTTTACGAGTTCTCCTTATAGCGCCAAATCTCAAACGAAAAAAAAAAAAAAAAAATAAATTCAAAGTGACCGTAAACACCGTAAAATGCGTAAATATGACCTATAAGTATTTGATTTCCACAAACATTATTTTTTACACTACGAAAAAGTCATTTACGGTTCATCGTAAAATCTTCTCAGTCTGCCCTGTCCACTTTCGTTTTCTGCAGGCGAAACGCCTCTCGTTTGGGAAAAATCGCTATAAGGGGAACTCGGCGGAGGCCCTGCTTGTAAAGACTTGCCATGCCCGGTATGATTGTTGAAACACCACAAGTAGACAGGTGCAGCATGGTTGAGAAGAAGAAGCCGGGGCCAGTGCCTCGGGCGAAGTGGGAAAAACTTGTTGACCCCGAGCCCCTCTTGAAATCGCAGGCCGAGCTGGAGCTCGAAGAAGAGTTTGGCCGGGAGATCACTGTCAGGCAGCGAAAATTCTGCGAGGAGTATGTGGAAGGGCGGATGACCGCATCCGAATGCGCCCGGCAGGCCGGATACAATGTTGCCTCGGCTGGCGACATCGCCTCGAAGCTTCTGAACGGTCGCGACTTCCCGCACATCCCCCGATACATTGCCCAGCTCCGCGAGGAGAAGGAGCGTCTCTATGGCGTCACCCTGTCGGGCCAGCTTGAACGGCTTTACAAACTGTCCCGCGCCGCCGAAGACGGCGGGCAATTCTCTGCCGCTATCAACGCGGAGAAGATCAGGTCTGCGCTTGGTGGCCTGACGGTTGACCGCCGCGAGAACATCAACACCATCGACCAGATGACGCGGGACCAGATCACCGCCCGCCTTGCCGAGCTGCAGCAGAAATACCCGCAGGCCTTCATCGTTGACGCGGAATATACGGAGGTGCCCAGTGGCAGGACCAGAGGCAAGGGTGTGGGCAAATATGCGGAAATCGCTGCCCCCGAGGTGCCACGCGACACGGATTGAGAACCGCCACGGCGGCGGCATCCCCGATGTGCACATTGCCATCGAAGGTGTGAGCTTCTGGGTCGAACTGAAGTCCGCAAATAATGGGCCCCCAGCTCTGCGTCCGCAACAGGCTGCTTGGCATGCCAGACAGGCCTCCTGCGGTGGCCTCTCATACGTGCTCTGCGGTTTTTCCACGTCGCCCTACCTGAAAATCTGGAGGGCCTCTGCGCCCTCTCCTACGAGCTCTGCGGGCATGCTCTGCGGCCCCGCGCTGATCGAGTCCGACAGCATGGCCGAGGCCCTGCGTCTGCTCTTTGCGGATGCTCTGCGGCTGAACGCTGAGCGGAGCTCTGCGGCCCTGCGCTTGGCGGGCGGAACGGAAAAGACCCCCGACGCATAAGCGCCGGGGGCAAGGTGGCCGCGCCCGAGGCGGAAGGGCGCGGCGCGGCAATCAATAATCCAGAGCAATCCCGGTGAATCCGGTGATGCTGGCCACCCTGCGGCGGCGGTCAATGTCCAGTAGCCGAAGGGCCAAGGCCTTGGCGTCAGCATATGACGCGGCCCCGACTTCTTCTGTGTATTCTGCGGCCCGGCCTGCTGGTGTGCAATAACGCACCGTTATTTGATACATCATGCGGGCCCCCTCAATGCTGCACAATCGCGACGGATTTAGGCGAGCGGGTCGCAAGCCCCGCGCAAAGCTTGCAAGCTTCGCAGGTTGTCCGCTTGCCCGCCTCTTTACTGGCCGGGCACATAACTTCGCGGGCAAGGTCGATCTCTGCGACGTCCTGCACCACGCGGAACGTGCGGGCCCCGGCTTGCCAGAATGCCAAGGCCTGCGCGTAGGTGTCGGCGCTTTGCATGGCCATATCGGGCCGGAATCCTGCCCGGTGTGTGTATGCGGTCCACCCTGCGGCTTCGCTCAAAAGCGCGTCCCAAACTTCAGACGGCACGGCCCCGGGGTCTCCGTATGTGCCCACGCGCACCATACGGCCCCGCCCCATGTCCGCCGCGCTTTGCTGCACATAAAGGCCGCGCAAGTAAGCTTTCCAGATGGACAAAACACCCTGACCAAGAACGACATAGCATGTCCGCCCCTTGGCTTGCTTTGCGGCCGGGTCCGATGTCGGGATGCCCCGGTGCTGGCACGTGCCGCAAATCGCCTCATCCGCCCCGGTCTTGCTGGCCGTTAGAGGGTCCATGTCATCCCGCAAGATGTAGGTCTGCAGCATCTCGCCCGTCTTTTTGTTCCGCTTGGAATAGGTCACAAGGACCACAATCGGAGAGCCGTCTATCAAGGACGGGCCCCGATAGATCACGCCCCGCAAATTTGTTTCCCCCGCCCTAAAAAGCGCAACGGTCACCGGGCCCCGGTCCGCGGAACTCCGCAAATTGTGCAGCGGTCCGGGGCCCTGCGGCCCTGCGGCCCCGCGCGGTTTTTTATTTCTACGCGGCTTTGCGGCCCTGCGGCCCCGCGCGGCTTTTTCCTGTCCGAGGCCCGAGGAACGAGGGCCGAGGACCGCTGTCCTCGTGCGTAAGCAAGAGGGCAGCTAATGGATTGCGCGGAACGCGCTCCATTTCACTATGGCTTGTGCGCGACTAGCGCACTCCTTTTAAATGCCGAGAGCGACGACCCGGTCGCCCGGGTCGTCGCCGTTTGTCAAACCTCCCAGACCTCGAACACCGCGTCACCGACACGGTTCCCGTTGGTGTCGTAGAGGGTGAAGTGGCCCTCCTCTCCCTCCTCGAGCCTTTCGATCATTAGCTGAAGTATCCGTGACATCTCGGCGCGATGGTTCTGGTCTTGGTAGGCGTCGTTTGATGTCTTGATCTGCATCGTGAAAGTGACTTGCGTTGTCATCCGAGCCGCTCCACGTCCATTGCTATCGAGCCGCGCTTGCCGTGCGCGACCAGCCAGTCGCCAGTGCAGGCCACCAGCCGGGCATACCGCAGTATCTCCGAGGCGTAGGTGTCGCCCATCTCGAACTCCCCGTAGGTGTGCGGTGACTTGGCTGCCACCATCCAGCG